TTATAAACTTTATAAAATAATTACTATTTATTTAAAAAAAACATTTACTGATACAAAAATATTAAAAATTATTAATAGTAATATATCTTTTCAAATTTATAAAGATTTAGAACCATACAAAGATTATAATTTTGAACATACTATAATATTACATAATACAATAATTGAAATTATAATTGCTATAAATGATTATTTAAATATTAAAAATATAGAATTAATAAATTATGAAAATACTAAAAATAATGGATTTAATATAAATAATTTTATAAATACTTTCGATCATGTAAATATATTAATTATTATGGAAACCGAATTATATATTAAATATCTTGATTTTTTATATAATTTACATTATAATTATTATACACGTTTTATAGACAAAATCAAGATATTAAAAAACCAAATAGAACAAGATATAATATTTAATAATAGAAATCCAATTATTGAGCCAGCAATAATAGAACCAATAAAAGAAATTATTGAACCAGAAATAATAGAACCAGCAATAATAGAACCAGAAATAATAGAACCAGAAATAATAGAACCAGAAATAATAGAACAAATAAAAGAAATAATAGAACCAGAAATTATTGAACCAGAAATTATTGAACCAGAAATAATAGAACAAATAATAGAACAAATAAAAGAAATAATAGAACAAATAAAAGAACCAATAGAAATTATAGAACCAGAAACTATAGAACCAATAGAACCAGACCATATAAATAGTTTATAGTTTAGAAATTATTATAAGGTCTGACATACATTTTTTATCACAATACCATTTATTTAAACCTGCTAATTCAATAATAAAATGGAGAAAAAAACCAGTTATAAATAATACTAAACTTAATTTTGGAAATTCTTTTTTATTTTCCTTATCATTTTTGTTTTTAGAGAAATAGAATGCAATTCTGCCTATAATAAAGGTAATAATACCAATTACGGTAGCTTCTGAAAGGGTTTTTAAACTAAATATATTTTTATTACAAGTATTCATTAATTAGTGTTATATATTTTCTATTATATAAAAATAAAAATTGATAATTAATATTTAAAATCTAGTTCATTAATATATTAATGTCAAAACATAATAACAAAAAGAAACAAGTAGTTATAAATGATGATTTATTTGATAATGAAGATGAAGAAAATAACCTAATAGATGATGAAAATGAAGAAGGTAATTATGATGTTAATATTGATGCAAATGGTGATATTGAAGATGATGATGATTATGGTGAATTACAGGGTGATGAAGATACAGAAGCTAATTTAGAATGTCAAATTGAAAAGATGATTGATGATGATAATGATTGTTATGATAATTTTGAAAATAGTGAAATACAAAAGAAAAAAGAAGAACAAATATTAAATAAAGATGAACGAATATCTGCCAATAGATTAACTAAATATGAAATGGTAAGAATATTAGGGGAAAGAACTAAACAATTAACTATGGGTGCGAAACCCCTAGTTAAAAATCATGAATTATTTTCATATGATAAAATAGCTGAAGAAGAATTAAAATTAAATATGATCCCATTTAAAATTAAAAGAAATTTACCTAATGGTAAATATGAAATTTGGACGTTAGATGAATTATATAAAGATCATTTATTATCACTATTAGAATAAATTAATTTATTACCAATTATGATAACATATACCACAAATATAATTAAGTTTATATGAATCATTATCTCTAAAAAATACAGCTTCTTTTTTCATTTTATTATTTTTATTTGTTGGACAGCTAATATTTTTACAAATATAATCTTGTGTTCTTGGTAATATGGGATTATTTATTGTTAATTCATTATCTTCTAAACTTTTTATTTTATCAATTTTATCATATACTTCATATTGATATAATAAAACTGATTCAGTAATTTCTTTTGTAAAATTACAATTATTACATTTAAATTGGGCTCCTGTAATATTATTATTATTATTAAATAATATATTAAATTTATCTTTATTTTCATTGGATAATTTTTTAAATTTACTATTTTTTTCTAATTCTTCAAATTTAAATTCAGCATTATAATTTTTTAAATTTCCATTAGCTTCAAATACTTTAATAGCATCATTAACTTTTTTTAAAACTTTATTTTCTTTATTATTTTCTGGTTCAACAGGAATTGTATCAATTGAATTATTATTTTCATTAACTTTATTTTCTTCATTTTCTTCATTATTTTCAGAACCAATTGATTTTGAAATATCAAACGAATAATTACATTTAGGACAGAAATACATTAATATTAATTATATTATATTTATATTTTTATAAATCAATTTTTTTTTATTATTTATATACATTAATTAAGGTAATATATTGTATAAATAAAGTAATATATTGTATAAATAAGGTAATATATTGTATAAAATAGGGGTATCATACTAAACCATCTAATTATTAATAGCTATATACGTTATATAGCTATTAATGATGTAAAACCGTGTATTTTTTAGTGTCTCTTATAATACTTAAAAATATTGAAAAATATATATAAAAAATCATATATATTATAATTAATGGAAAATTTAAATAGACTTAACCCAAAAGTAGTAGATAAATATCAAGAGACGATACATGGTTTTTTGACTAAAAATAAGGTAGGACAAGGTCCTAATATTAAATTTACCCATATCTCAATGGGAGAAACATTTAAGGGCAAATTTATGCTTGATAAAAAGCAAATTAAAGAATTTTACAAGTTATATGCCGAAGCTACCGAATATGGTGTAGTTTTTAGTATTGCCGAAAAATTAAAAGATTATGGACCTTTAATAATTGATATTGATGCTGAAATACCAATATCAAATTATAAAGAAGGAACAAGATTATATAATTTAGATATGGTATTTGCAATTATCAATACTTATAGAGAAGTAACCAAAAATTATTTAGATTTAGAATCAGATGCTTTAGTTGCTAGTGTTTTTGAAAAAAAAATACCAACAAGAAAAGAAACAACAATAAAAGATGGATTCCATATAATTTTTCATGGTATTAACGCCCATTATAAATTAAGATATCTAATTCGTAATCATGTTGTAAATAAATTAGTTAATAATCCATTATTTGACTGTTTTACAAAACCTGTTAATGATATAATTGATAAGGCTGTTGTTAATTCAAATAGTTGGTTATTACCTGGTTCAAGAAAAGAAAAAGGACAAGTTTATGAATTAACAACAATTTATGATGATTTAAATAATCCTATTGATATTAGAAATACATTAAAAAAGAAATATAATATAATTAAATTATATGGATTACATTATAAATTCCGTTCAAAAGAACACGCCAGTATATTTTTAGAAGATGTATCAATGGAAGATATTGAAACTGAATATTCAAAATTAAATGATAAACCTTCAAATAGTTATATTGTTGCTAATGCTCCTGTATCTGAAAATAAAGAAGAAGAAATAAGAAAAGCTAAATTTTTAGTATCTTTATTATCTGATGATCGTAATGATACTTTTGAATCATGGATACGTATCGGATGGGCTTTACATAATATTGATAATTCATTAGTAGAAACTTGGGTTGAATTTTCAAAACAATCATCCAAATTTAAAGAGGGTGAATGTGAAGAAAAATGGTACCGTATGAGGGATGAAGGTTTAACAATACGTTCATTAATGTATTGGGCTGAAGAAGATAATTATCAAAAATATCATGAATTTATTAAACAAGAATTTTCAGAAATATTAAATAAAAGTTTAGATGGTAGTACTTATTTTGTTGCAAAAGCATTACATAATAAATTTATGGATAGATTTGTTTGTGCTGCCATTAAATCTAATTTATGGTATGAATTTAGAAACCATAAATGGGTTCCTGTTCATGATGGTTATACATTAAAAAAAGAAATTTCAGAATCTTTTGTTAATGAATATTCACAATTAGTAATTAAACATAGTCTAAAAGCCACTAAATTAGATGGTGCAGAAAAAGAAGACGCTCAAAAAAAAGTATCTAGAATACAAAAAATTGTTGAAAAATTAATGAATATTTCATTCAAAGAACAAATTATGAAAGAAGCAACTATATTATTTTTTGATCCTGAATTTGAAAAGAAATTAGATGAAAATTATGATTTAATAGCTTTTAATAATGGTGTATATGATTTAAATATTAATGAATTTAGAGAAGGACGACCAGATGATTTTCTATCTAAAAGTACTAATGTTGATTATTATCCATTTAAATCATCTAATGTATATTCAGAAAAAATGTTTAAATTCTTTAGGGAAATTTTACCAAATGAAGCTGTTAGAAAATATTTATTATTATCATTAGCAACTTGTGTAGCCGGTCATAATAAAGAAGAAAAATGTCGTATTATAACTGGTTCTGGTTCAAATGGTAAAAGTTTATTATTCAGTTTAGTACAACAAGCATTAGGGGATTATTATATTTCCTGTCCTATTACTATTATTACCAGGAAACGTAATTCATCCAACTCTGCATCACCAGAATTACTTAGAATAAAAGGGGTACGTTGTGGATGTTTCCAAGAAACGGATGACGGTGAAAAATTAAATGTTGGAATATTAAAAGAAATAACTGGTAATGATAGTTTTATGGTAAGAGGTTTATATTCAGATCCAATTGAAATTAAACCACAAGTTAAATTCTTTTTAGCTTGTAATCAATTGCCAGAAGTTCCATCAACTGATGGTGGTACTTGGAGACGTTTAAGAGTAGTTGATTTTAAATCTAAATTTACTGAAAATCCAACAAAAGTTAATGAATTTATAATTGATAATACATTAAAACAAAAAATTAAAGATTGGGCACCATTATTTGCAAGTTATATGATCCATCTTTATATAAATGAATATAAAGCATTACCATATCTAGCTGAACCTGATGAAGTTAAATATTCCACTGAAATTTATAAAGCCGAAAACGATCATTATACAGAATTCTTTATTAATAGAATTATATTTACACGCAATAAATCAGATTCTATTAGTGTTAAAACTATGTATGAAGAATTTAAATCATGGTTTAAAGGTAGTCGTGATGGTGGTAGAGTTCCAACCCAACAAGAATTAAATAAATTTTTACTTGAAAAAATAGGAGAACCAAAAGCCAATAAATGGAAGGGTTATACATTTAGTAATATAGAAGATAAATCTAGTTCTGATGAAGATAATGATGATGATGATATAACTGTATCAAATAAATAAATTATTTTATTAAAAAATATTAAATAAATTATTATTAGAAAATATTAATTTATTTTGTTTAAATTTTCCCTCTACAATTGAAAAGTGAATTAATATTTTCACTTTTATAATAAATCATTAAAGCATCATATAATATTTATTATTTGT